CGCACGGTTTCGAACCGTGCGTCTAGATTTTTGACTCTTTAGCTGGGAGAGTAGTTTTTTCGCCTTTAATAAAGGATCGTTCTTTATTTTAGTTGTATATACATGTAAATAATCAGCATGTTAGTGTTGGTCGTTGACGTTCCCCAGCTGGGAAACCAAATCTTTTTGTATTTTGTTTTTAGTTGTCGCATTAGGCGACCCTGTATTTTGTTTTTAGTCCTTTTCAGGCAGACGGCTAGCGTGATACTCATGGATAGAACATGCTATCCTAGGTGTCTTCTATGTATGTATGAAGTCGAGTGTGTTTAAAACACTGTCAACTCTATAATTTATATTTCGAGGTATTCTTGTCTCGTCTTTCGACTTTTGAGACTTGCAATTGCGCTAATATAATTTTTGTGAGACCCGTGCGTTTAAGCCATCATCCGTGTGGTGAATGTAATAGTTAAGTTCTCATACACTTCTTTCCGGTTTTGCGGACGTCGCCATTATCGTTTTTCACGCCAGCATGTGACACAGTATGTCGTAGGCGGACAAGGGCACTTTGTTGTTAGTAAAGTCCCCATGTAGTAAATCGCGAATTTCATTGCGTGTCTTTTTCCCCTTAGGGGGGCCCAAATTACAAACCGCGAAGCTCAGCGAGCATCAAGGTATGAGACCGTCCAGCGCAATGGATCTTCTGTTTTTCGAACTGTTTCACCCACTTTTTCCCCGTCTCTTCCTTCTTTCATTTACCCCGGAGAGATTCTAGTTCTTCAAGTGACTTTGTTTTTGTGGTGTGTGTGCTTGTGGTGGGCTGTGTGTGCGAGCGCCTATAAGCGTTCTATTTTTAACCGTGAGCTTCGTGTGAATCGTGAGATGTACGACCGTGTCGTGAGTAAGATTTTTTGGCACGTGTGTTTGTGGTGTGGTAGTACCGGTGATTTTTGGGTTCCTGGAAGGCGATCCCGTCGCAATTTGTGGGAGCTCGATAATTGTTTTTTGTGTAAATCGTGTGTGCGTCGTCACGTGCTTCCGGCTAATTGGCCCCGTCTGGTCCCTTTTTCAGCGATTCCCGTCGTCACGTCGGACCAGTTTCGTACAGAGGGTCAAGAGCTCGAGGCCTTCGCCAGCCTCCAGCACCCCGTTTTGCGTCGTCAGATCGCCGCGGGAGCTCTTGGATTCGAGCGAGCCCGTGCGTTCTGCTCTTCTCATTGGCGATTGGTCGTCGCGATGATCGCCATTGTTGGCGCAGAGGAGTTCACCAAACGGCATTTTCCAATCTCTATCTTTCTCATCAACCTTGGGGAATTTTTTGGGATGGTCGTCCACGCCGCTTCTGGTGACCTTCACGCCGTCAACCTCATGCGCGTCCGATTCCTAATAGCGTATCTGCACGTTTTTTGGGCGTCGCTTCCGCTTCCCATTGGTTTTGCTCTACATCTCACCACCAATCTCCTAGGGTGCTTCTCGGGAATTCGGCTCGTTACCGCCACTGATGTGCGGGACACGTGGTACCCGCATCGCATCGTGCGCGATCTCGCCTTCTTCGTGTCGTTGCCGGGGATTCTGGGATACTATGCGTGTTTCGCAATGTCCATCCACGAGGCGCTCTGTCGTGCGTACGACTCAGGGCCCATTTTCACTTTTCTCGCCATCACGTTCGGGCAAGTGTATTACGGGTTCCTTAAAGCGACTATGCCAACAGCTTTCTCTGAAGCGCGTCTTCGGGCGTACACCCTTTTTTGGATACCCGTTGGGTTTGCACTCGTTGCAGCCACCGTCCCACATCGCCGGGCTTGGCATTGCCTCCCCACTCTCGTCTCCCTCCCTTCAGTCCCTACGTGCTCAATCAAGGCCCCCGTCGTCAGTCACGTGATTACTCAGCGTCAGAGGCGTTCCTTGCGGTATTGGGAGAAGCATTACCGACGCGGGCGCCCGATGCGATATTTCACGAACTGTGGCGCGTTCGATAGGGCAGCGGATTCCTGGAAGCGATTTCCGTTTGGTCTCGAATCGAAAGCCGGCGACACTATGTTCGAGCTCGAGCAGTGTGTTATGATGATCTACGACTTCATGCGTTTGGAGTGTTGGTCTGATTACATCGCGGCGTTCATTCGTATGCATCACATTCTCCACCCCGGCGTGAGCGTGTCCGAGCGAATAATCGAAGAGCTCCTGTACCTGAAGATTGTGGCCGGCTTTCCCGCCGACATGGATCCTTTTGCCGTGAGGACCCAGGGCGACGGGCCATTTACCAATTGTGGAGCATTAGACGGGGTCTCTGGCGGGTTTGGGAAGATGGCGGCGTGGCACGAGGCGATGATGCGAACCAACTTTGGGAGGTCGATGGCTATGTTGCTGCAGGGGTTGCTTGCGTCAACAGTCCTTTCCCAATCTCGCGCGGCCGTTGATGGGGTCGCGTGGGCTCATTTGTTGCTTGGCCAGCCTGACACTCCCCCGCCCAAAAGTTTGAATATGGCTAGTTTGATTGAGTGGGGGCTAACGGCCATTGGTCAGCTACGCGAGCTACGCGACCTTATTCTTCCGGCCGTTGCCAGCGGCGATCCGTCCCGGATTTTTGATCCAGGCGACAGGCTGACTCAGGCCACCGTGCGCGTGAAACAGGCTTTAGCGTCCCAGGCGGAATACCTCGATGACCAGGGTGTCCATTTCGATCCCCAAGGTTGGGTGGACGAGCTCGAGGCTTGCGAAGAGTTCGTGCTTGACATGTTGCGCGATAAGACGTTGAAACACTGGGATCAGAGTGCATTTCGGAAGCTCGTGGCTGATTTAACTGCTGCGTTGGTTTCTGCGAGAAAGCAGGCAATCCATTTGCAGTGCCGGAAACAGCCTTTCTTCATCATGGCCGTCGGTTCGCCGGGTGTGGGCAAGACGGACAACATCGAAATGGTTGGGTACAGTTGCCTGATGAAGAACGGCGACATGATTCCTGCGAAACATACGTACCAGATTTCGGGGACGGTTAAGTTCCATGACACTTACAATGGGAATGAGCCCATAGTTCGCGTTGAGGACCCCACTTTGTCCGTGCAACAGGAATTCGATCCCCTCCAGTTCGTGTCAATGTTGAAGAGCCGGTACCCGTATGCCCCCAACATGGCGGCCGTGGAGTTGAAGAATACTCGGTTTGCGTGCCCGAAAATTTTGATGCTTACGACGAATGAAGAGAACCCGGCGCTCAATAGGCAGAAGCCCGAGTCCGCCTTTGCCAGGCGCATTGATGTCCACGCGGAGTTCTTCGTCAATCCGCTTTTTGAGGATATGCACGGAATCGGGCTCGATGGTGACAAGATTGAGGCGTGTCCGAATGGGGATTATTACCGAGTGCGCATAGGCAAGTGGGTGGTCGACCCCAACATGCGGGGCAACAATAACCCATCGATCCATCTTGAATATGAGACGGGAATGTTCACGGACAAGGGTCGACCCGTTTACACCGCCAAGCCGGAGGAGGCGCGCATTTTCACGCCGCTTCAATTCAATGAGCGCGTCTCGGATATGTATGTGCGGCACGTGGAGAAAGAAAAGAAAGCGTTGTTGATTCGAAATTCACGGAAAGACCAAGTTTGCTCGAAATGCCATGTCGCGTGGGGGGTCCACGGGGACATGGAGTGCCCGCAAGGAGGGATCGCTATGACGTACGATAATCCGGCCCTTCGATTGAGGCCTGGAAGGTGGCAAAATTCGATGGATGATCCGCTTAGCGGCGTGCGGAGGCAAGGGATCTTCGTGCCGCGGCTCAAACGCATTGGTGACGCGCTGGGCGAGTTCGCCCGAGGTTTCGGGGCGATAGTTCGGAATCCCGAGTTGAGGAGCGCTGGTTGGAGGATGATCCGGGGTCGCGCGGACGTGTGGGACGCTGCGGCTGTCGGCGGGTCGTGGTTGCAGCCGTCGAAAGCTGCGCGTATGGAGAAGCTGCTCGCCTTGCGTAATCAACCGTGGTTCCGTATGATGGTGGGCGCCGCAGCGCTTTCTGCCGGCGCACTTGCCCTTTCCAAGCTCACGCCGCTCCTCTTCAATTCGTCTCCATCAGCGACGTGTAACGTCTACGTGGGCGGGGCGTCTCCCGTCACGTGGGCCAACGCGGGTCCAGTCGTTTCGCGTTTGCCTTGGACAAAGCCGCCAAGCTGGCCCGAACCGCCGCGGAGTAAGAGGGTTAAGGGCACGGACCGTGAGGCCATTCAGAAGGACTTGGATGAGAGGCTCGTGAGACTTGTGTACTCCTCGAAGGGAGCCGAAGATCAGAACGCGGTGGGCATACGCATTGGGGGCACCATGGTTTTGACGCATCGCCACGCGTACGAGTTCATGCGAGCCAAGCCCGGAGGCGTCACGTCGATCACGGTCACGGGGACTGACGCGCTCACGGCGCACGTGGTGTGGGTGCCGGGGCCTCACGAAGTGTACGTCCCTAGGGACGGCGGTGACTACGTCGTGTTCCGAATCGAGGCTCTCAATCCCCTTCCTTTTTTCAAGTACTTTGCTGAGAGGGGAACGCGTGGCCACTTTCTTGGTGTGTCCCGGCCGGTGCGCGAGTTGGCTTGGGGGCAACCTAGGCGAGAGTGGCAGACATGGTCTGCACCGACCGTAGCCGCCGACATGGGAACACAGATGGGCGATCTCGGGATCCCGACCACTCGGTCGTGGCTGATGCCCGGTGTCGTGCGTTCAGGCGATTGTTGTGCCCCTTTGTTGACGAGTGAGGGCACTTTCGTCGGGATCCTCACGGCTTCCACGCAGGGCCGACCCGAGCCCCCCGCCGGGTTATACCAAGGATTTGATGCGGTCGATTTCAAGGAGGCCCATGAGGCGTTGCGTGGGCATACGCCTATTTTCGATGTGGTGGAGCAACTGGATGTGTACGGCGTTCCCGGGCGAGAGCCCATCGTTGAAGACCTTGCGGAGAGGTCTAGCCTGCGGCGAATTCCCGAGGGCACGTGGTTGAACGCCGACGTCGCGGGTACTTTGGAAGGGTACCACGGCGCGCGGAATAAGTCCGGGATGAAGCCCACACCAATGCAACCGTATGTCAACATGAAGTTCCCGCACGTCGCTGGAAGGTGGGGGGTGCTGAGTGGACGCGTATGCGAAGTGGGGGACACGCGCATGGACCCATTTGATCGGATGTTGAATGACATGGTCGGTAGGAGCGCTCAGGAGTACGATCCGAAGCTTATGAGTGACGTCGCGTGGATGTGGGTCAGGGGCGTTGTGACACGAATTCCCGCGCCCAGTGAGACACTCCGAGCACCGCTCCACGCGTGCTTGAATGGCGACGCGCTGATGAAGCGGGTTGACATCAAGACGTCGAGCGGTTTCTTGGGGGGGGGTCCCAAATCGGAGCATTTGGACGTGGTGCGTGAGGGGAACGACGTCACGTACACCCTGCAGCCAGATGCGAAACGTGTGTGGGACGCGTTGGGTGAGTGTTTTCGCGATCGTCTCGCCCCCCACATGATGGTGCGTGTTTTCCTTAAGCTGAATGAAGTGCGCCCGGTTGAGAAGATCCTGGCGGGGGGAACTCGGACCATCAACTGTGTCCCTTTTCCGCTGAACTTGCGTGTGAAGAGCGTGTTCGGCAGGTTGTCCGCGTACCTGCAGCGCTACAAGGTTGTCACGGGGATCATGATAGGGCTTAATTCGGCCGGGTCCGAGCTTGACGAGGTTTTAGCCGGGATGAGTGATTCGGATTTCTTCACTCCGGAGATGGCCGACGAACAGTGGTGGGCGGATTGGGACACTAAGCACCAGGACCTTTCGCTCGACCGACGACTACTCGGGAGTGCTTGGAAGGCGATCATCGAGATAGCACAGGGCCTCGGTGCGGACGACGAGTTGGTGGAGGAGATGTTCTTCTGGGCGTACGTGCTTATGATGCCGCGAGCCGTGATGAAGGGCGGCGATATGTTGGACGTTTCGTGGAATAGCTCGGGTCACCAGTTCACGACGGAGGTCAATTCGGTCGCAGCTCTGTTGGGCTATTTCTACGCCTGTGCCAAGGTCGTCGGTGTGGCTCGCGCGTTCACGGAATTGTTCATCATAGTTTACGGCGATGACGTTTTGATGCGGGTGTCCCTGTGGTTGAGGGAAAGAATGCCGCCCGAGAAGTGGATCGTAGGGCTCGCCGAGTACGGGTTGACGATTACGCCCGGCTCGAAGAAGGCAGATGACAAAGGCGAGTATCGTGCGTTGGGCGATTGCACGTTCCTTAAGCGCAGGATTTCTCGAATCGAGGTGGCGACTGGGTCGTGGGTGTGGACCGCCGCGCTTGACCAGGACTCGATTCTGAAGGGGTTGGCGTGGTATGAGCCGAGTGATCGTGCCACCGTGACAACTGCGGTCGCTGCGTCGATGGACGCGCCGCTGAATGAGGTCCAGCAGTTGTGTGAGATTGTGAAGAACGCCCAGTTCGAATGGTGGGCGTACGGGAGGGAAGATTTTGAGGAGAGGACTGCGTGGCTACAGACTGTGGCGCGCAGCGTGGGCTTGTTCGCAGCAATTGGTTGGCGCTCGTACGATGGAATCACTGAGGATTACTATGCGGGGCGCTATACAACCATGTCGTTGTGAATAGCCCGTCTTGACTGGGAACGAAGGCCGAATCAAGCCCCTGAAGGGGTGGGTCCGCTGGGGTCTCAGTACGACGTTAATCAAATTAAGGCCAGCAAGGTTAGCGCCCCAAGGAATGGCGCGGATATAAGAGCCTTTGTACACGATAATCAGCCCACGGGCACTCGCAATCGAAGAAAAATGATGACAATTTTAAACTTTACCAAAAAACAAAACAAACAAACAAACCAAAAAACCCAAATAATCTATAAAAACATGATGGACGCGGCGGTTCCGGCGCCGCCCGCGGTCCAAGCGGTCGAAGCGCCACCCAATCAGCCTGCCGTATTGGAGTTCGTCGACTCGACGGGGATATCGGTCGGTGGATCTACGATGGCCGATGAGTTGAATTATGTGACGACTGTGGACGAGTCGCTGGAGGCGTTTTTGTCGCGCCCAGTTCTTGTGGCCACGTCATCGTGGGCGTCCACCGCTTTTACCGCCGCAAATTATGACCCGTGGACGGCGATCATGAGTAACGCGGTGATCAAGAGGAAGACGTCTAACTTCGCGATGATCCGCGCCACGCTCCACGTGAAGGCCACGTTCAATGGGACACCGTTGCAGGCGGGTGCGTTGCAGTTGGCGTACGCCCCTGGTGAGGTGAATTTGACGCAGCAATCGTTCGTCAACGTTCCGGCCAATTTTTCCGTTAGGCGCGGGTCCCAACTCCGCAACATCGAGATATATGGGAGTGGGTCGAGTTCGGGGGAGATAGTTGCGCCGTTCTTCTTCCGGAAACCATTCGCCAGTATAATCGCCGGCAATTCCGATATCGCCAAGCTTGGGCGAATTCGGATACAACAGCTCATTCCACTCACTAGTTCAAGTAACGCGGTGGTTGTGGCGGGTACAGTGCAGATTTTCGCGTGGTTGACCGACGTTCAAATACGCGTTAGCACTTTCCTCAACACGATGCACAGACCGGCGCACTCCGCGAAGGAAGCCAAGCCCGATTTCAATATTTCCCGTCCGGCTACGGTGGTGGCGAAAGCCGCCAGTATGTTGAGCGGGTTGCCCATTGTGGGGCCTATGGCGACCGCGGCGTCCGTTGTGGCGACTGGCGTGGCTTCCGTGGCGTCTGCTTTTGGATACTCGCGTCCGTTTGATCTTACGGATAAGATGCCGATGATTCCTAGATACGTGGGGGGTTTCGCGTTGACGGAGGGAGTCGATTCGCCTGAGAAGTTGTCGACTGACCCTAAGCAGGGGGTGTCGATGGGCTCGGCGTGGTTGGGATTACCGGGTGAGCCAGACCCTATGGCGATTGCGTCGATTGCGAGTAGAGAGGCGTTGACGGCGATTTTGACGTCGACGTGGACGACTAGTACGGCAGTCGGGACGCAGTTGTACGCCGCCCAGGTGTATCCTCACGCCTTCAATTTCGCTATCGCGACGGATACGTATGAGGTGACTCCTATGTCGTATGCCGCCGCCCCATTTCGTTATTGGACGGGGACGATCAACTTGCGGATCAAGGCGATCGCAGGAGGGATGTCACGAGGTCGTCTGTTGATATGGCACTACCCGCATAACGACACTGGTTACCAGACGGCGACGATAAGCGATATAATCAACACGTGCCAATGTTGCATGTTGGACCTCGAGGGATCGACGGATGTTGAGTTCTCGGTCAAACCTAGTATGACGATGCCGTGGATGACGCTGCTCAATCCGGGGTCGGGGTCGTCGGAACCGGCCAATAAGGACCCTGTCGCGAATGGGTTTATTGTTGTGTCTGTTGCGAACGCCTTGTCGGCCCCGTTGGCGTCCTCAGTTGGGCTCCTCATTTACGTTCGTGGGGGGCCCGACTTTCAAGTGGCCGTGCCGGCGTTGTCACGTATTCAGAATTGGCAGTGGAATAATCAGATGGATAGAGGTTCGGGTGCCGTGGACTCGTCAGTGCCAACGAGTGGACCGGGTGGTTCGAATAGTGCCAATACTACGTGCGACCTGACGGGTCGCGCGACTGGTGAGATACCGGTTGAGCCGTATTTCGGGGAGAGGATTGAGAGCTTCAGGTCGTTGGCTAAGAGGTTCTGTCTCTATTACGTTTACTACCCCATACCTGCGACAGTTAGCCCCGCGCTGACGAATATGGCCTATATCGCTATGGCGAACGACTTTTACGGGATGCCCAATATCACTGATCCAACTACTATCCCGTGGACGTGGGCGACGTACGCCATGTTGCCGTTTTTGGCCGTGCGGGGTGGCATGCGATACAGGGCGGTGATGGCGCAATTGCCGGGTACGTCGACGACGACGATGACGGGTGCGAGGCTGGGCTGGGAGCGCGGCATTCTAGACGCCACGAGTACTACCGGCATCACGTACATCCAACCGGGTGTTAACCCCAAGGCCGCCATGAGGGCGGCGCTGCTCTATTGTGGGGATGGGATGTCGTATACGCCGCCCGAGAGACAGCCGGTCGCGGAGGCTGAGTTCCCGTATTACTCCAAGAATCTTTTCACTGTGCTAGGGAGCAGCTCCGCCAATTGCAGCTCCCGGCATCCAGATGTGACGGTTTTGTGGGCGTCGTTCGGTTACCCTCCGGCGTCGACCGCGCCGGTTGCGGCGTTTGACATATACCACGCCGCGGCGGATGATTTTAGCTGCATGGAATGGTGCGGCGTCGGGTCGGTGTACATGGGGACTGCGTTTCCCCTGCCGGCCTTTAGCTTGGCTAGCTATTGATAGTGGTCGAAGCGAAGCGGGATGCATGCCGAGTCCGCACATTGACCCCCACGGTTGGGGCGAGTGGAAAGTGAGGCACCCCACCCCCGCGGGCATATAAGCGGGGGAACCCTACTGCAACAGGAGAATTAAGTTGCAGAAAACTCACTCGAGTTTTATATAATCGAGTACCGCAGCGGTTAGCTGCTGCGGCCACCATAGACGGTGGGCTTCATGAATGTTTATTCTCACCGTCTAGGCGGCGAGAAAAGTTAACAACTTATTTATGAAGCACAGATCCGGGCGCGCGCCCGTAGGTTCAAGGCAGACTGCCGGAATTATCCTACGCTCACCGCGGCGCCCCTTGTATCTGAGGC